AGGACTTCATCAAAAGTCAAATCGGGGTACTTATCAATAAGAGCAGCATATATGAAACCAAGCAAAACCATACTGTTAAGGACAGCAGTAAGGAAATGCCCGCTTGGAGTTCCGTTTTCTCGCTGATAGATCATATCAGCGGCAATGTGTTTTCCATGATAAAACTGTTCCATGAGGGTTCGTCTTGCGACATCATCCTCAATGGTCCAGTCTTTATCATAGCGTCGATACCATGTGTTGATAGCCTCAACACATTCAATGGCAAGCGTGGACGGGACACAGGCGTCAAATTCCTTGACATCTCCATCAAATCCAAACTTTCCAACACGACCAGCTCGTTTCCACATCACATCCCACTCGGCCGAGCGAACCGTCATACCGATCTTCACAGGCAAAACCTCATGAAAATCAGTAATGAATTTCGCGAACGCGCCAAAAAACATTTTGCAAACAATAAGGTATTCCTGTGGAGCACAGGAAAAAACCCTAGTGCCCACAGAATCAATCTTGGCTTGTTTCAGCAACTCATCTTTACAATAGTCAACATAGTAAATATTCTCACTTACAATTCCCGCAGAGGAACTTTCAATGAGACGTTCAACAGCACGTTCCAAAACCGGATCAGAAATCGAAATTTCTTCAGTTTCAGGGTCAACACGATAGTGTTTTCCCTTACCGGTAGCGCCTCCTCGATCTTGGAGCCAACCAAAACCAGGAGAACTAGAAAGGGACATGCGATCAAGACCAGAAATACCTGGAAGACCATTGAGTGATTCCTTCACAGAAAGCACTCGAGCGAGATGAGGAGCATGGGAGGTAAAAGTTTTCGTTATCCATAATCCAACCTTTGACAAGCTGAGAGCTGACATAGGGTGAAGAAACTTGGCATACTTAGAAACGTTCAGGAGAGGAGACGTTCCAGGGGGACACCGAGGATCTTTGGAGGTAAGGATAGCCGGAAACTTAACATTAGGATTGGAGCAGGAAAACTCTTCAAAAAGGGGAGACTTCTTGAGGAGGGTTCTTTCTGAAAGTCTAGGACGGACTTTCGGAGGACAAGAACCTAGAACCCTGCAGGATCCCATGTTAGGAAGGAAGGAAGGAGCATCATCTGTCTCAATACCACCACCAGACATCTGTTGAAGACCGTCGAACATCTCTCGAAAGAGAGGAACACAGTATCCAGCAGTATTACTGGTAGCAACAAAGAGACCACGAAAAATGTTTTGTTGATCACTTCTACTTGATAAAATTTGACCACAGTCGCCCGTGGTAAGAATAAAATCATTATTAAAGACCCAGCGTTCGCTGTAGTCATAATTAATGGAATTTTTCTCAAAATTTTTAGTAGAATCAACAAGGGTGGAAGTTGCAAAGGAAGAACAGGTCAGAATGACTCGGGAATCAATATACTTGTAACCATAAACAATTGGGTGAGAATTGTCCAGGTTTTTCAAATTACTTTTTGTCGGGATAAACTTACGAATATCCTTAAAAGGAGCAATAGCAGGATCAGTATATAGAGCCAAGTCTTGAAAAAGGGTGGTTTTACCATCAGCACTCTTTTTCTCGAAGACAGTTAAATTACATCTCTTAAACCGGTGCATAGTAGGAGCAGCACCAGCTAGAGCAAGATGAAAAGTAGTGCCATCTTCGACAATACCGTTGGAATCAACAAAAAAATGGAGAGGAACTACGAAGGAATGATTTACTATTCCCAAGAAGCCTCCACACCACTTATCACCAATTCCAAAAACTCCATGACTCTTTGCAATCATGGAGCTAATGAGAGAAGTTGAACCACTAGTCTGTACAACAGAACTAGTAAAGAACTTTTGCGGACGAGGATTGCGTACCTTTCGGGAACCAGGAGTTCCATAAAGGGCACACTGTTCCGAAGCGCCTGCATCAGACTCTTTTTCCGGGGTGTTCATTAGTAACTCGACAGCCTTGTAGACAGAAAGGGCTGCAGCGAGTCCACCAAATAACAATCCCAGATACTTGACGCATAGAGCCCAAAGGGGACTCCGAGGGGGGTCAAGAGGAGGTTCAAGAGGAGAAGGTTGAGGTTCAAGGTGTTTCTCAGGAAGAGATTCGGGAGCTGATTCAATCAACTCTTCCAACCCCTCCAGAGGATCAGTACTTACATTGAGCTTTATGGGCAGTTTGAACTCACCAGGGGTGAGATCAGCTACTGCACATACTTCACAATTAACAATGCCACAGCGTTCATTGGTTCGTTCCACCTGTCGATGGGGAGAACGAGCCGCCTGAATAAAGGTATCAACCTCTTCAGACTGAACGCGAGCACGGGCAGCGTGGTACTGAGCAAGAGTCATAGTAGAGATACTGGACTCCTGCTTAGCCTTGCGTGCGTAGTCAGAGAAAATATGGTCAACAAATTCATCATAAGTGAAAGCGGGAACGTTTCCACAAATGGTAGTAGCA